GCGAAACACGGGTTTCTTTTACGACACGCATAATCGGTTGCGAGATGACTGGCACACGATGCACGTCTCGTGCGTAACCTCGCCTAGAGTGTCCGACGACTACATCGACGACATGAAGCGGCGCTACGGCGAGGATAGCCCTGCGTATCATGTGCGTGTTCTTGGCAACTTCCCACCGTCCGAGGAGGATACGGTAATACCCGTGGCGCTGATCGAGCACGCGATGGCAAGCGACATAAAGGTGCACGAGGATGCGGCTTATGTGTGGGGGTTGGACGTCGCACGTCAGGGCAACGATAGCAGCGTGCTGTGTAAGCGTCAGGGTCCGGTGATCCATCCGCTCACCGTGTGGCGCAACCTCGATCTCATGCAGCTCTCTGGCGCTGTGAAGGCGGAATACGATATTCTGCCGCCGTCCAAGCGCCCCTCGGAGATCATTGTCGATAGCAACGGGTTCGGTGCAGGCGTTTTGGATCGGTTGCGTGAGGTTGGTTTGCCGGCGCGTGGCTTAAACGTGTCTGAGCGCGCCATGTCGAAGGACACGTATTTAAACTTACGCGCTGAGATCTGGTTCAAGTGCAAGGCGTGGCTCGAGGGGATGGATGTGCGTTTGCCGCGTGACGATGCGTTGTATGCGGAGCTTGCTGCGCCACGCTATCACTTTACTTCGGCAGGCAAGATCCAAGTTGAGTCGAAGGAAGCGATGAAGAAGAGGGGCGTTGCCTCGCCTGACAGAGCCGACGCCGTTTGCTTGTCACTGGCCAATGACCACACGACGCTTGCGTCTGGAACGAGTTCGGCCGGCGCATGGAGCCGACCGTTGAAGCGTGGTATTAGGGGTGTGGTTTAGTATTTGTCTGATTTAATTTGATTGTCTTGAGCCCAAAGAGGCTGAAGATTTGAGTAATGGAAGCAGGCGCGTTGTTGCTCTGGATCTGTTAGATCGAATGACGCGCACGGCTTAATGTGGTCAATGTGCCAATCGCCGTAGTTATCTAGCGTCATACCTTTGCAAAATTTACTCTCTAAGTAAGGTATTAGTTCTTGAGTAGAGCACCCTAAAATTTTGATGGCGCTTTCTTCTTTAATTGTTTTTTGGCTATGAACTGCGTGATAAAGTCTAGATCTTAATCTTGTTAGTATTTTAAAGTTTAAATCTTTTTCAGATCTTTCCTTAATGTATTTTTTAGCACGCTCTTTACCTTTTTCAGACCTATTATACTTGTTGTTTATAGCTCTTCGTTTTTTAACAAAATTATCGTCTTTACGTAATTCTTTTGTGCGCTCTTTTTGGGTGTTTAATATTTTTTGTTTATATTCTTTGTCGTTTTTGTATCGTTCCCGTTTTCTTTTATTAATTAAATCTTTGTAGATTTTAGACTTTCTATAGTTTGGGTTTCTTTTGTCCCAAGCTTCACGAGATGCGAGACGGCTGCAATATGTGCAGCAATAATTACTATTTCTTAAAGTAAAAAAATTGCAGCAATTTCTGCACGCGCATTTTCTTAATTGTATCGCCATTTAAATTTCTCCTTGTTTAGTTAAAGAAGGGGAGCTTTTATTCGTTGACCAGACGAGCTCCCCTACTACGCGATCACCAAAGAAAGGATGGTCTTGGCTCGCACTGCCGTGGTTGGCGTTTTCTATGTAGTTTACACCTCGCACTCACGGCTTACGTTGTTGGTTTAGGGGGCTTACGCCCCTCTAGTTAATCTTTTTAAATTATCTAAGTTGTCGTTAATAACTTTGTTAAGGCATCTAAGTGCCTCTGGATTATGTTTTTCAAGTTTCATTAGCTTGATCGCTGCGTCTATAGACTCTAAACGCATTTTAATTTGTTCATTAATAGCCATCGGGTTTGGCCTTACGCTTTTTGCCTGTTCGCGTAAGATTGATGCTTGTCTTTCTTCTTTAGTCATTGGGCTAACCATTTTTCCCTCCTTGATTCTTTCTATACATATACGTTAACAAAACGTTAACACATACACAACCCCCATAATGAAAAAAGTTTTTCGCAAAATCGGAAAACTGTGATACACTACCCTCGATACGCTCCATACGTATTGACCTCCCTCAACTGGCCGCGCACATGCGCGGTCTTTCTTTTTTCGTATAATGCTGTATTATTGGCCAAAATTAACCGTTAAGGAGATTTGTCATGCCTATGGTCGGCGGAAAAAAGTATTCATACAGCAAGAAGGGAATGGCAGCCGCGAAGAAAGCTGCAAAGAAATCCGGAAAGAAAATGCAGTACGGCACGACGACCAAGCGTAAGATGGGAAAAAAGAAGTAATGGCTAAGAAAACGGGCTTATACACCAACATCCACGCTAAACGTGAAAGAATCAAACGCCAGAAGGCGGCAGGTAAAACACCAGAGAAAATGCGTAAAGTAGGCTCGAAGGGCGCACCGACGGCAAAATCATTTAAGGCGGCGGCAAAGACTGCGAAAAAGGCGAAGAAAAGTGGCGGAAAGAAAAAGTAAAAAAGATCCACGCCTAGCACGCGCCGGCGTCTCGGGTTTTAATAAGCCTAAACGCACGCCGAGCCACCCGAAGAAATCGCACGTCGTGGTTGCGAAATCCGGAGATAAGGTAAAGACGATCAGGTTTGGCCAACAGGGCGCCAAAACCGCAGGCAAGCCGAAGGCAGGCGAGAGCGACAAGATGAAGAAGAAACGCGCATCATTTAAGGCGCGACACGGTAAAAACATTGCCAAAGGCAAAATGTCGGCGGCGTACTGGGCAGACAAGGTGAAGTGGTGATATGGCAAGCTATCTAGATATGTCTCCACGGCAGTTTCGTGACTTTATATCTATGGTTACAAACCCTAATTCTTCATCTGAATATACAGATGATCAAATACGTACTATGCAAAGAACGTATCGAGAGCAAAACAGCCCGTTTAAAAATTTATTTGGATTCGGCAATAATGCTCGAAAAGATTTGTCTGATAGGAATAGAGAGTCTACTATATTTGGTCTTGCCTCAAAGCCTGTAGGGTCAACTGGCACTGACGCAATTAAAAACACGCAATTTGAGCCTAAAAATTTTCTTGGCAACTTGTTGGACCCAATAGCAAGGGCGGTTACTTTACCTTCAGCGTCTTACGGTGGGCAAGTACCTAGCTCTGATGCTATGGGTGAAGCATTAAATGCCGCAGGATTTGCAAGCCTTGGCGGCGCCTTGAGTCCCACAAGAAAAGCTACAGCAAAAACTACTAAAGTAGATCCTAAAATAAAAAATAATCCCGAAGTGCAAGGCATGTTCACTTCTCCAGTTTTTCATTACATGAACAATAATCAAATGAAGGGCGATAGTTTAATACCCTACGCAGGGGGTCCAAGATTTGATAGACTTGGCCCACATGTGGGGACTAAAGACGCAGCTCTGTCTAGGTATAATGTAAGATTTGGCGAGTTAAATCAAAAAGATATTGACACCCAAATGGAATATTTAAAGTCAGAAGGGGGACAAACGCTTCCTCTGTTGGCAAGAACAGATAAGCCTTTGTTAAAAGAAGACGGCAGTATTATGACTGAGATTGAGGCTCGGGATTATATGCAAAATTGGCTAGATAATAACGGTTTTAGCAAGCCCGAAGATTTTGACGCAGGTATGGCGGCTTTTAGAAAAGACCTTACTGATAAAAAATATACGAATATACCTTATATTAATGCTATTGAAGATAGGGGCAGTGTAAGCCACGTTATGCTTACTGACAGAACAGCAGGAGATCCTGCGGTTTTAAGAAGTAGGTTTGCTGATTTTGCTGATGCATATGATCCTAGCATTGTGGCTGCAAACAAATCTAAAGGCGCAGGTATATTAGGGTTTGCAGTAGACGAAAACGCTCAAAAACTAAACAAAGAAGATCTCGACCCTTTAGGGTATCAGAACACAAAATTAAGAAAACGTTTAACTGATACTGATGTAAGCCTTACAGATACAGGAGAGAATAAGCCAAGGAAGCCTATGTCGTGGGAGGATATGAGGGGTAAAGTTGTTATTCCCTTTTATGGCGATAGAACTTCAAGAGGTTTAATATTAGATGCTATTGATGATGTAAAATTTGATACCCCAGTTTATACAGAAGGGGGTATTGATTTTATGCGCGGCCCTGCGGCTCAAGCAGATAAGTCTATATGGGCTTCAAACAGTAATATTATAACCAGACTGTCAAAAACCGCAGATAAAGCAGAGAAAAATTTTGAGGGTGCAGATATTGTAGGTGTAACTGGCAGTATGGCGCCTAATGCAAATGATTTTGCTACTTTTACAGGCGACGCTATGGCGGAAATGGTGAAAGGGGCTAAAATAACCAAAAAAGGCGCAAAAGATTTTAATGAGCTTATGTTGGCTGTAGATAAAAACTTTGTAGGTATCAGATCTCCTAATTTAAGATCATATTTAAACAACGCAAGCCCAGAGGTTAGAAAATCTTTTATTAGGATTGCAGAGGCTTCACCTATGCAAAAAGAAGGCTTTCCAAGCTCGGGTCAAATTAGATATGCGGTTACAGATCCATCTCAAAGAGAGTTGGGCGCAGGAATGTTTGGAGGAGGAGCTGCTCGCATAGACACAAAAATGCCTGTACTTCCAAATAATCCAAAAGGTAATGTTCCTGCTCCTAAATTTCCACACTCTACATATAACACTCAAATAACAGGAGATTATTTAGGGTCACTACCTCTCGTTCATCAAAGCAAACTGTTTAAAGATGTATACGATGCTATGGAGGGCGGTGTAACTAAGTCAGGGCAGCCATTTAATGAAGCTCATAAAACTCATGCTATAAAAACTAAAGTTCCTGCTCAACTTATGACAAACGAAATAATAGACGGTATTTTAAGAGACTTACTTAAACAGGGTAAATAAAAGGTTCTGGATTTTCTATGTTAATTAATTTGCAAAGTAACTCATCAAGCTCAATTAGGCTTTCTTCTTCTAAGCCTAAATCTTTTGCCTTTAAGAAAATTAATTCTCGTATTATATCTGGGTCGGTTTCTATTTTTGACATATCGGTCTCCTTTTATAAAACAGTTAACAAATTTTTAACAAAAATGCAAGCCACTACTCAAGAGGTGATACATGGACTACGAAGTAAGTAAACTCGCAGAAGAGCTTGAGCAGGAGATGAACCCTGACGTCATGCCAGACGAGGAGTTGCAAGGAATTGTCGGCAAAGAGATCGACGACGCAATCGACTTCATCGATAACTGGATCTCGCCGCAGAGAGCCACAGCCACCCAGTATTACCGAGGCGAGCCGTTTGGCAATGAGGAAGACGGGCGCAGCCAAGTTGTATCAATGGACGTGCGCGACACCGTGCAGGCGATTATGCCGTCGCTCATGCGTATTTTCCACGGCAGCGACCAGACCGTGGAATACGTGCCGCAAGGCCCAGAAGACGTCGCCGCAGCCAAGCAGGCTACCGATTACGCTAATTACATCATAAATCGAGACAACAACGGCTTCCTAGAAATGCACTCTGCCTTTATGGACGCGCTTGTGCGTAAGGTCGGCATACTGAAGGTGTACTGGGACGACCAGACGAAATACGAAACCGTTTCCTATTCTGGCCTCGATGACGCGTCCCTCGCGGCGCTGATGTCAGATCCTGCGGTTGAGGTGGAGATCGTAGCGTCTGAGCCTATGGGAGAGCCAATGCAAGATCCGCTCACCGGCGAGGATATGCCAGTGCCAATGATGCACGCCGTTAGGGCGACATACACGCATCCAGATGGCCGCGTTAAGCTAGAGGCCGTGCCTCCGGAGGAGTTCCTAATTTCACGCGAAAGCAAGTCGGTTGAGCA